GGGGTAAGGCTGTAGTCGAAGCGTACCACCGGCACAAAGCGGATCGCGTTGTAGTCGAAGTCAATAACGGGGGCGATATGGTAGCACATACCATCCGCACTATTCAAGCCGATCCCGATCTCGGTACACCCGCCGGTAAGGACATCCCGATTAGCACAGTCCATGCGAGCCGCGGTAAGGCAACGCGGGCGGAGCCGGTGGTTGCCAAGTATGAACAGCGTCTAATACATCATGTTGGCTTGCTCGCCGACTTAGAAGATCAGCAGTGCCAGTGGGAACCGGCGAGCGGCGATCCATCCCCGGATCGGATCGATGCGTTAGTATGGGCGCTATCTGCGTTGCTCATTACGAAGCAACCAAGCGAAGTGGTTGGCTTTAGTTAGGAGTGTATCATGGCGGATAATGCCGACATAGTTAGCGCACTGGAATTGCTCAGTAAATGCCAGAAGCGGGTTAAAACCTATCGCAAGTATTATGACGGCGATCACAACCTGGCGTTTGCAACGTCGAAGTTTCGCAATGCGTTTGCCGATCTCTTTAAGGAATTTGCCTACAATATGTGTCCGTCGGTTGTGGATGCGCTCGCCGACCGCTTGCGGATCACCGGGTTCGGCAAGTCCACTGCCGGCGATCTCGCCTGGCAAATCTGGCAAGCAAATAAAATGACACAACGGGCCGGCGAGATCCATACGGATGCGTTTATTGTCGGCGATGCTTATTTACTGGTATGGCCCGATGATAGCGGCGCCGCTATTATCTCAGTGCAGACGGCAGAAGAGACCACCGTGCATTATGCAGACGAAGATCGCACGGTGATCGATTGGGCGGCGAAGCGGTGGAGCATCGGTAAGCAGATCCGGCTAAACCTGTATTATAGCAACCGCATTGAAAAATATATTAGCGACGATACAGCCGGGCGGGTGTTTCGACAATACAACGTGCCCGGCGAACCATGGCCCGTTAACAACGAGTATGGGCGCGTCCCTGTGTTTCACTTTGGCAACAACGCGCGCCAGGGCACGCCGGGGCGCTCCGAACTAAAGGATGTCATTCCCTTACAGGATGCGCTAAACAAAGCGGTTGCCGATATGCTCGTTGCTATGGAGTTTGTAGCACTGCCGCAACGGTGGGCAACCGGGATCGAAGTCAAGCGCGATCCTGAAACCGGGCAACCGATTAGTCCCTGGCGCCCGTCAATTGACGCGGTGTGGAGCGCGCCCGATACGGATGTCCGGTTCGGCCAATTCGATCCGGCGAACCTTACCCAATTCTTAGAAGTGCAAGATCGGTTCTTGGTTGCTATAGCGCGGGTGTCGCGTACTCCACTTCATTACATTATGCCGCAGTCCGGCGATTTTCCTAGCGGTGAGTCACTGAAAACGGCAGAAACGCCGTTCTTAGCTAAGGTTGCCGACCGCATGGAATCCTTTGGCAATACCTGGCAAGAGGTTATGCTCTTCGCTCTACAGATTGCCAGCGCGCCCGCAACGAGCGCCGACGAGATCGCGGTGGACTGGCGCGATCCGGCGCCGAAGTCGGCAAAAGAGCAAGCAGAGACCGCGGCGATCAAGCAAGGGATCGGAGTGCCGTTGCCGGTGCTCCTGGCGGAATTGGACTATACAGAAACAGAAATAGACGATATGATCCAAGCAGAACAGGATCGCCAGGTTGCCGCAACCACCGCAACGCTAAACGCCATAGCGCAACGGCAACAAGCGGCGAGCGGCACGGCGCCGGCAGTGGGCGATCAAGCGTTTGTGAATAGTCAGCAGTAAAGGAGCAAACCATGGGCGGCAAACCAAGCAAGGGCACACCGGCAGACAAGCGGCTTAGTGAGAACAAAGGCAGCGCGCGCCCCATGCCCAAACCAAGCAAAGGCAGTAAGTGAGCGCGGTTGTGGAGCATAGCGAATGCCGCGCTTACCTGGCGGCGCTCGCCGTTAACAGTATCGACTCGGTTGTAACCGATCCGCCTTATGAATTGAATTTCATGGGGCGCGATTGGGATCGATCCGGCATTGCTAACCAAGTAGAGTTATGGCGAGCGGTCTACCGGGTGATGAAACCAGGCGCCCACTTGCTCGCGTTTGGCGGCACGCGCACATCACACCGCATGGTCTGTGCAATAGAGGATGCGGGTTTTGAGATCCGTGATAGTCTACATTGGATGTATGGCAGTGGATTTAATAAGAACCGCAATTGCTTAAAGCCGGCGCACGAGCCGATCTGCTTGGCGCGCAAGCCGCTAGCTAAGACGGTTGCCGCAACCATAGCCGCTTATGGCACCGGCGGGATCAATGTCGAAGCGTGCCGGGTTGGATCGGATAGCACCATCCGCAAAAGTAATGCCGGCACAAATGGCGCCGGATGGGGTATGGGAAAACAGGAGCATATAAACGGATCTACGGATGGCCGATGGCCGCCGAATGTGCTGCTGACCCATAGCGCAGATTGTGTGCCGATAGGAGCGCGGCGAGTTAGGGTAAAAGCTAATGGCGGCGCGCATAAAGCAACCGGCATTATTCCCATTGACAACCCTAATCCCAAAGGTTATGCCGATGCCGATGGCACAGAAACCATAGCCGCCTATGCTTGCGCGCCCGATTGCCCGGTTGCCGCGCTCGACGGGCACCGCTCTGCCAGTCGCTTCTATCCGATCCTGAATTACGATCCGCAATACGATAATCCAGCGCTCTATTGTGCTAAGGCGAGCCGGCACGAACGGGGCGCCGGCAACCACCATCCGACCGTGAAACCCGTTGCGCTCTGCCGCTGGTTAGTTCGCCTGGTTTGTCCGCCGGGCGGCACGGTGCTTGATTCGTTTGCCGGATCGGGATCGGTTGGCGTTGCCTGTGTGCTCGAAGGATTTAACTATCTAGGCTGTGATCAGGATGCGGAGTATGTAGAAATAGCGAACCGCCGCATTATGGCAACACAACCGGCGCTAATAGGAGTATAAGCAGTGACAACCCGCCAGGCGCCAGGCGACAATACCACGCCGGCAACCAAGCGGCGCGCGCCCAAACCAAAGGGCACACCGCTAAAATGGAGCGACGGCGATCAACTTATCCAAGCAACGCCGACGGCGCTAGACCTTGCGGATGCCGCGGCACTGTGGCGCCAGTACAGCCCGGCATGGGCGCGGGCACTCTTCGACACGGCGCCGAGCAATGATTAAAGGAGATACCATGGCGGATCAAGTAGTAAGGGAAAATCTATCTAGTTATGCTCATGAAGCATGGAGTGGATGGATGGTCTATATGTTTGCCAAGTCAGTATACAATGAGGATGGTAGCATAACCATCCCGCCGGAATTAGTGGAGCGGTGGACTAGGCAAATGAATACAGATTATGCTAACTTACCAGAGGGTGAGAAACAAAGCGATAGGGATGAAGCGGATAAGATGTTAGATATTATCCGCAATGGCTGATCTCTTCGTCTGGTCTGCCAGGAGCGCGCGCTACATCGATCCGGCAACCGGGCGATTTGTTGGTAGAGCACAAGTAAAGACTGCGGTAGAGCAAGTTATAGACGGCGCCAGGGCAGAGTTACAGGCACATACGCGATTGCTCGCCGCGGGCGCGGTGGACTTACCAACCTGGCAAGCGCAGTGCGCTCAGACCTTGCGCGCGTTACACTTGGCAAGCGCCGTTATCGGCAAGGGCGGGCGGGCGCAAATGACACCCGCCGATTATGGGCGTATTGGAGCACGCACAAAGGATCAATATGGGTTTCTAGCACGGATGGCCGGCGAGATCCATAGCGGCACACTGGACATAGCAAACGAACCGGCGGCATTGCGGCGGATCGGGTTGTATGCGGATGCGGCGCGTGCCACCTATGAACAGAGCAGCAGGGACTCGGCGAGCGGGTCGACGTTATCCTGGGAGCGTAATATACTCGGCACGGCTGATCATTGCGATGAGTGCCTGGCGGCAACGGCAAGCGGGCGCGTGCCAATTGGTACACTACCCTTACCAGGGCAACGAGTGTGCAAGCAGGGTTGTAAGTGTAGTTTAGTGTATGGATAGGAGCATAACCAGTGAGCGATCAAGCAAGCGACGAACCCATGCCAATCGAAGAGCTTAAAGCAGAACTACAGGAGCAACCGCAACCACCGGCGGATGCCGATCCCAATAGTGCCGGCGCAATTGTGGCGCATATTGATCATGTGATCACGCAAGCCAACACGATCAAGAAATTGCTATACGGCGGAGCCGCGGCGAGCGTGATACAGCGCGATATAGCGGCGCTCCTGGCGCAAATGGATCGGGATCTCCACACCGCGCGCAAGGCAAATAACCGGCTCGCCGCGGGCGCGCTACACCCGCCATCCTGGTCGCGCAATGAGCAATAGTGATCCGCCGGACTGGATATTAGACTATATCCGGCTCTGCCAGGAGCGGTTACAGTTAGGGCACTGGAATATTAAGGCACGGTTAACAGAAGTGCCAAACCGCCATGATGCGCGCTCCATTGCGCTTACTTCGACTGTGGCCGGATCGATGTCGGCGTGGATTAGCTTTAAGGATGACATAGCGCCAAACCGGGATGGCTATTGCACTATCACCCATGAGCTATTGCACTTGGCTTTTGCACCGCTCGATTGGGAACTAGACCACCTATTTAACGAGCAACCCAAAAAACTACGGCGCCGGTTGTGGCAAGCGTATAACCCGCGCTATGAAACCGGGATCGATCATTTAGCAGAAGCACTGGCGCTGCAATGGATGCCGGCGCCGGGCGATAATACCACGCCGGCAACCGGCAGCGAACCGGGTATTAACTCAATACCGGATGTAAGCTAGCTTTTTTAGGAAAGGATCGTTATAATGGTAGAGAATGCTAACCCGGCGCCAGGCGCGACCGGCGATGCGGCGCCAGGCGCGCAACCACCGGCACAGACTCCAGGCGAGTCCAACGCCACAAATCCGCCGGCACAACCGGCACAACCCCAAACGCCAGCACAACCACCGGCAGAAACCAAGCCGGGATTATACGCGACGGTGAGCGAAGCACAAGCGGAGATCAACCGCTTGCGCCAGGAAAACGCGCAACGGCGCAACCGTGAAAAGGCGCTCGCCGACCGGCTTGCAGCGCATAACATCCCGGTAGACGAGAACAGCGAAACCGCGCGGTTGTCGGCAGAGCTAGCGCAAATCCGGCAACAACAGGAGCAAGCGCAAGCGCAACTACAACAGGAGCGGATCAACCGGGCGGTTACTAGCGCGGCGAGCGGCGCCTATCTGCTATACCCGGACATGTTCCTGGCGGCATATGGGGCGCAAATCAAGCTAGACAAAAAGACCGGCGAACCGGAGAACCTAAAAGACTTGCTAGCGGATGCTCGCAAGAAATATCCTAGGATCTTTAATGTGCCGTCGGCGGATGGTGGAGCGCACAACCTAAACGGATCGGGCAATGTCGAAACCTATGGCCCATCCCGGTTGCGCCAGGCATACGCCGATAGTAACCCTAAATAGGAGTACCAACTATGGCGCTAACGTTAGTCGAAGCGGCGAAATACAGTCAGAACAATCTCCAGCGCGGGGTACTTGAAACCTTTGTGCTGGAGTCACCGGTGCTAGACCGCATCCCCTTCTTGGACGTGCAAGGCAACGCCTATGCCTACAACGAAGAGGCCACCCTGCCCGGTGTGGAGTTTCGCGCCGTCAACGCGGCATACAGCGAGTCGACCGGCACGATCAACCAGAAAACCGAATCCCTGGTTATTCTGGGCGGCGATGCCGATGTGGATACTTACCTTGTCGCAACCCGCGGCAATCTGAACGATCTGCGAGCGGAGCAAACCGCGCTCAAAACCAAGGCGATTGCTTACAAGTTTCAGGATAGCTTCATTAACGGCGATACCGGCGTGGATGCCAATTCCTTCGATGGTCTTAAGAAGCGCCTGACCGGGGCGCAAGTGATCGCCGCGGCAACCAATGGACTCGCCGTTGTGGGCGCCGACGATGCGGCGCGGCACACCTTTTTTGATGCGCTGGATGCGTTGCTCGCCGCGGTGCCTGGCGCGCAGGCGTTGTACATGAACAGCTTGATCCTCAGTAAGATCCGGTCTAGCGCCCGGCGCTTGACAATCTACGATCAGACGGTGGATACCTTTGGCCGCAAGATCGCCACGTATAACGGCGTGCCGATGTTTGACATCGGCGCTAAGGCGGACGGCAGTCTGATCATCCCGCAAACCGAAACGCAAGGCACGAGCAACATTGCGAGCAGCATTTATGCCGTTAGGTTCGGTAACAGCGAAGGCGACCAGGCTGTAACCGGCTTGACTAACGGCGGGGTGAGTGTGCGCGATCTCGGTGAGCAGCAGGCAAAGCCGGTGTATCGCACGCGTATTGAGTTTTTCACCGGACTCGCCGTGTTTGGCGGCAAGGCCGCGGCGCGGTTGACCGGCGTGCTAAACAGCTAGGCGAGCATACCACACAGGCCCGCATGGGATAGTAGCATAGGAGTAATAACGCTATGGCAGATCAGAGCATTGCAACGCCAGAAGAAAACGCGAGTTTGGAGCATAGCAAGGGCGGCGCGACTACTCGCCAGGATGGGACCGATGCCGGTGTACCCATGCTGCAAGGCGATCCCGGCGAGCGGCAAGGGCCAGAAGATGCGCTAGGGCCGGGGCCGAAACGTGGCGACTATAGCACGCGACTCGGTGATCAGTACAACCCGCATATCGCCGTCAAGGGCGCCGATGGTCTTACCCGGCTTGTGCCGCAAACGAGCAACGCCAGTGAGCGCGGCGAGAACCGCGGGATCAAGGGCGGGGTAGATATGCCGGCGGCGGAGCGCGGTATGGCGAGCGCGCCGGCACTCGCGCCACAAGTCACAAACGGCGGGTATGATCCGGCGAGCTTGCCGGCGTTGCCATGGGCCGCTAACGCGGCGCCGGGTGTGGCAGTGGAGCAACCCGCGCAACCGGAGCGCAACCAGGCGAGCAACCAGGCGAGCGCGCCGGCAGAACCGGCGCCGCGCCCGGCAGAGCGCGCTCCGATTGCGCCAGTGGAGCAACCCGCGGGCGGCGGTGTCGAAGTCCACAACGAAACCGCCGACAAAGGCAACAAAAGCAAATGAAGTACAACGCGGCATTAGCAGAACTACAGCGCCGGTTAGCGCCAGGGCGCCCGCCGGCACTTACCGATGCTGACTATGCCGCGCTCCTGGCGAGCGCCCGGCGCCCCGACCGCTATGGCTATCTGCCGGATGGCCTGGCGGATTGGATCGCGGGCGCGCGCTATCCCGTCGGCGCCGCGGTGCGTCCTACCATCCCTAATGGGCACTTTTACATCCTGTTGGATAACAACGATAATGCGGCGGATAGCGGCGAGCCGAATCCATGGCCGCTAGAAACCGGCGCGCAAGTTGTAACCATAGCGGGTTATGTGTGGCAAGAAGCGGGGATGGCAGCATACACGCCGACTTATGATCTCGATCTCGCCGCGGCGGACGGCTGGATGCAAAAAGCGGCAATGGCGGCGGACGCTTACAATCTTAGTGATAATGGGCTATCACTGAGCCGGGATCAAATCTATGTTCATTGCGAGCGCCAGGCTAAATACTGGCGGCGCAAGGTACAAGAGATGATCCCGACCGGGTATGGGCAAGCATCGGGCGCGGTGTTTGCGATCAACTCGCCTTACTACACCGGGTATGCCAATAACTACCGGATCGGACTATGGCCTAACGCCGGTGTAGTTGTGCCGGCAGACAACGGGCCATACCTGCCATGATCGATCCTTTAGAGTTAACCGGGGCGCGCGCCGATCTCGCCGCCTACTTCGACACAACGGGCGCCGGTGGAGCGACCATGCAAGTAACACGGCGGACTCCGGTGCGAACGAGCGGCGGGCGTACCACTTACAACGAGCAAGATATGGGCACATTCCCGGTTGTGGTTACTAGCGCGCCGCGCCAGGATGTGAACATGGCGCCGCAAGTCGAAGCGGTTACAACGGTCTGGTTGCGCGCCGCATGGGATGTGCCGGTGAGCAACGAAGATCGGTTAACTGTAACTTACTTGGAAACCGGCGAGCAATCCCGATTAGAAGTGGTTACGGTCACTAAGCGCAGTTTACTTTTACAGCAGATCATACAGTGCAAGGAGATCGGGTGATGCCGTCTGCCGGGTTTCACATGACATTAGAGCGGCGCGGCAAGAACTTTCGTGCTATGGCAAAAGACACGGATGGCTTTGTCGAAGAGGCACAACGCGAAAACGCAACCGATCTCCAAGCTACCATGTTTCGGCGCGCGCCGAAACGAACCGGGTTTCTGGCAACACATATCGTGGTTAAAAAGCTAGGACCGCTTCGCTATGATATAAAGTCAGAAGCGGAGTATACGACCTTTGTAACCGGCGGCACGAAGTACATAACGCCTAACCCGTTTGTAGAGCAATCCATAGTCGAAGTCAAGCCGCGGGCGGAACAACGACTAACTAAGGCGCTTAAAAAGGGCACGGCAGAATGAGCAACACCGACGGGTTAATGTTCATCCATTTAGGCGCGGAGTATCGGTTGCACGTCGAAGCGCCGGACGAGTTTCAATGCGCCGACAATTGGCTATACGCCTTGCTCGCCGGATCTGCCGATCTCACTGCGTTAGTTGCTGACCGCATTATACAGGGTGTGCCGCCGGAAGGGATGCCCACTCCATATGTTGCATTTCAGTACCAAGCGGCAGAAGAGGATGATCGGTCCTACTCCACAGAAGCGGCGCGGCTGATCTACCTGGTGCAAGCGGTGGAGCAAATAGAGATCAACGCGCCATACCCGGCAGTAACAGAAGCGGTTACAATTATCCGCAACCTGTTACAAGGCAACGGCGGCACAACCGCCGACGGCACGATCATAAAGTGCATCCGGTTGCGCCCCTGGCGCTTAGAGGAAATGGGGTAACTATGGCAAAAGACGATAAGGACGAGCCGGCGGTGGAGCAAGGCGACAAAACCGCGCCGGCAGTAGTCGAAGAACCGGCGCCCAAAGTCTATCGCGTGCTCGCCGCGGATGGTATCTCCTGGGAAAACAAGCGCGCCCGGTTTGGCAGTAAGCGCACGGACATCCCGGCGCAATCGATCCGGTGGTTGCTTAAAGGCGGGTACATAGAAGAGGCAACCGACGGCGAGCAAGGAGATCAGGATGCCGACGTTTGATCATGGACGGTCGACTAAGGTTTGGGTAGACGGATGGGATCTCAGTACCTATTTGCGAACCGCAACCGCGCCGTATAATGCCGGCGAGCTAGACACAACCACCTACGGCAATGGCGGCGAAAAAAGTTTCCAAAAGGACAATAGCGACTCCACGGTGTCGCTAGCGGGTTTCTGGCGCGATACGGTGAGCGAGCCGGTAGAAACCATCCTAAACGCGGCGAGCGTGATCACTATCGCCCCGGCGGGCGCGGTGCTGAATAGTCCGGCGCGCGTTGCCTATGTTTTCGGCACGAAAACCGAAACGCCATCCGATGCCGGCGATCTTATTCAGCAGAGCGCCGACTACCGGGCGCGGGATGGTGTGGGCCGCGGGCGCTTGATCCGCATCCCGACTCCGATTAGCGGCGGCGGCAATAGCACGTCGGTAGACTTTGGCGCCGCTAGTCTAAACTTTTGGAAGTCGGCGATCCATTTGACGGCTATAGATGCCGGCACATTTACGGCAACCCTGCAACATAGCTCGGACAATACGGTATGGGTTGCCGCCGGGGTATTCACCGCGCTCACCGCTAAGGGCGGGGCGTATCTAAGCGGATCGGGGCGCTTGGAGCGTTACCGGCGCATCCTCTATACGTTTGCCGGCGGCACGTCGGCGGACTTTGTGGCGAGCCTGGCGAGCCAATAGCATAGAATAGGAGATTTACTTAAATGCCTGTAACTACTTACCAGCATGGGCGCGGCACGGCAGTAAAAATGCGTGTAACGGGCGGCGGCGCCTTTACCGACATTAGCCAGTATGTTAGCTCTTCGACGTTGCCATTCAACCGCGAAGAGCACGAAACAACCACCTATGATCCGACACTCACTGAAAAGACATACCAGGGCGGCAACGTAGATCGTACGTTTAGCCTATCGGGTAACTGGTCGACGGCAGTGGGCGCGATCCTCGATCCGTTCGTTGCCGCGGCGAGTTTGGATATTCAGTGGGGTAAGGCCGGCGGGTTGACTGGCGCCGCCTATAAGCAGGTAACAGGGTTTGTTACCAAGTATGAAGATCCGACGGATGCCGGCGACATTGACAAGTGGAGCATGGACATCCGGGTCAGCGGCGCGGTAACTAGCGGCACATTCTAGGAGCACGTGTTCCTAGCTCAGTAAGCATAGGAGATAATATGGCAGGAAAAAACGGCGCCGTTATGGAGATCGCCGGGTTGCCGGTTGCGACCGATGCGGATGCGCTCCTGGCAATCGATCAACTTGACACCCGCACGATCCCGATCTCGGAGTGGGGTGTATCGGTTGTGATCCGCCCGCTAACGCAGGCAGAAGCAGAAGAGATCGCGCTCGATTGCATGATCGGCGATCCGCATAGCGGGCAAAAAGAGCTAGACCGGCGAGCATGGAATCGGCACATGGTAAGCCGGTGCCTGGTTTCGCCGGCTATGGATCTCGATCAAGTGGAGCGACTTTTCACCAAGTCGGCCCATGCGGTCGGCAAGATCCTAAAAGCCTGTATGGAGATCAACGGGCAGGGTGAAACCGCGGATGAGGATGGCGCGGCGCGCGCCGCGTTTCCGGTGGAGCGCAGAGAAGCGCCTGGCCTATGATCTGGTACGCCGGGGCATAGGCGGTAAAACAGTCCATGAACTAAAGCGCCGGATGCTCGCCAGTGAGTTTCAGGAGTGGGCACAATACAAGGCGCTAAAGATCGAAGAGCAACGGCAAGCGACACAGGCGCGTAAGGTGATTATAGAATGGTAGGCGCATGGATCTAACGTTAGGGTTAATAGCAGATGTCAGCGCCTTCCATACCGGCATGGATAGCGCCGAACAGGATGTCGCGCAATTTTCTGACAAAACAGACGAAGCAGAAACCAAAGGCCATAAGCTCGGCAATATGCTCGGTGGACTGGCGACTACCGGGGCGCTCGCCATAGGCGGCGCCCTGTTGTCTGCCGGCGCCAGTGCGCTAGATATGGCGGGGCAAGTCCGACAGGGCGCCGCGGATGCACAAGCCGCGTTAGGGTTAACGCAAGCGCAGGCGCAGGATCTGAGCAACACGGCAGTCCAGATATTCGGGCAGAATTGGGGCGACTCAATTGGGGATGTCAATTCTACCCTGATCACGGTTCGCCAGCAAATGAAAGGGTTGGCGGACTCGGATCTGCCGGGTGTAGCAGAAGGGGCGCTAGCGTTACGGGATACGTTTGGGATCGATGTTG